TGCTGTGTTCTATTGCTCGAGCCAAGGCATCATCAACCGCTTCCACACGCAGGTATTCTATCAAGTACTCTGTGTAGATTTTGTCACTGCACCAATGATCAATTTTCTTTTGTGCTTTAAGCAACCAGGTCATGAAACGTGGGGGCGCAATCACATGGGTGTTTACACAATAGTTTCCAAACTTGACAAATGCTCTGTAATAAGGTGAGTCACAAAAGTCATCATGTGTTTTGTTCTTGGCTGATCCTTGCATGGTTTCATAGAACTTGATGTAGGCCTGGAATCCCATGCGTACACCTGCTTCGTCTCGAGCCAGTCGTCTTCGTTTGGGCTCGCAGGAATGCACCAACAGGCTCGATTCTTTCATGAATGTTTTCTTGCAATACTCACACGTGAATGTCATTTATAACTCTAATCTTTCTTGAAGATATGTTTTGAAGAGAGTTTTTAATTCTTTACTATATAATCGAGCATAATTGTATTCTACTAAATCTATATTATTTTTATAAAGTTGCTGGCATGTGTCTAAATCCCAGTCTCTCATTACATTACTAATGTAATTGATTTTGTCCAATAAAGTCAATGATTGCTTATCCTTATTAAACAACAAAAATCCCAGGTTGGTTAGTAATTTGGCAGAGTCTATGTTTCCCAAGGTAAAAAATAAACAGCGACTTTGTATTGGTTTCCAAGTTTTTTCTGATAAGAATACAAAGTCATTGTCGATATTAGATTCTCCAGTGATATTAAACATCGATGCAAACGCATTGTGTTGGTTGTTAAATTGTGTCTGTTGTTGTGTTGTGGTACTGTCAAAGAATTCTTTAATCCTATCATTTGCATTAGATGAAAAATATGGAATATTTGTTGTTAAGTTTTCTGCCCGGCCTAAATATTTAATGCTGTCATTTGTAACAAATGATTTTTGGTTATCATGATTTGTAGCATATACCGCAAAGCAATCACTATCAGTAAGATATTGTTTTACCTGCTGGAAAAAGTATAGTCTGTGAAATCTGGATTGACTGGATAAAAAACTAAATCTAAATGTTTTATTGGTAGTTTGGTAATTTTTTTGTAGTAGTTGGTTAAGCATCCATGTAGGAAAATAGATCAACTGACTATCTTGAAAAAATACATCAAGATTGCTAGTTAGTATTTTAATCCTGTTCGGAAACTCGTTGCTAAGAGATAACCAATAATCATACAACTTAGAAGGGTATGGGTCAGTGTCCGCTGTTATTAATATTTTTTTCTGGCCACTGTAATTTTGCAAAAAATCAATATCTGTTGATCTATTACCTGCCAGTAGAGAAGGACGTACAATGTTATAATATTGAGTTAAATTGCTAATGTCAACTAGATTAAACAATGTTTCGTACATTATCTAAATTATTTATTGTCGTTACCTGCGGCACGGTTGTATGCATCTATTTCTTTTTGCGTTGTGATCTGCGCCATGACGTCTATCTCGTCATCTTTGTAGGTAGGATACATGGCCATCAGGGCTTTGCGTTTGGCACTGAGTCCTGCTTCTTTCTTGCGTGGGGCAATCCAGGGGTGTCTTGGTGTGCCCATGCCTGGACTCACTGTTGTGGCCATGAGCCATTGCAGTCGAGGATGTTTACTCACATTGAAGAAGTGTTTGTTCAGTCGTTCGTTGGTGGCAATCACATAGAACTCCTGCAGTTCTCTTGAGCCTTCCACAGCCGAGCCCCATCGTATCATGAGATAGTTTGAAAACTTTTTCTTTTCTTCTGCGGTAAGTTCGTCGTAGAATGTTCTAACCTTGCGATCAAACATACGCATCTCGTTGGCAATGTTCAGTTTATCGCTCATCAGTTTTACTCAGTTGGTAGATCATTATAACACGATCCAGTGCGTCTTGTAAAGTGGGATTGGTCTGTGCGGCACGTCGGATCTCGCCCCACATCCGGTTTTCTCGAATATGTTCATGCAAAGGTCTGCCATCACTTGTTCTTGCATCCAGGGATATTTTATGCCCGGTTATAGGATCATACTCACTACCGCTTTCGTATCCTACCACTTGACGTGTGCCGGGATCAGCACCAAACTCTCTAGCATAGATTATACCTTCTGCTCGTTCGTAAATAAGAGTAGCACCTGGCTTGAGCGTTCCCATTACCAAGCCTTGTTGTAGTCCACAATCTCACAATTGCGACTAACGTCTTTCACAAAGTACACACAGTCAGGTTTGTTTTCGTCTGTTAACGGAACTGCCAACATCTGACCATTCTTGAGTTTGGGTGCATACCAATTGACTTCATGATACACATCTAAGATCTCAATGTCTGGGAAGGAGGGTCTATAACTGCTCAGTGGGTTAAACTGGAATACTTTGAAACCTCTATCATTGATCGACGTCAATGGAAGCACTTCTAGGTCGCCGATGTCTGGTTCGCCAATAAGAATTTGCCAGTCCATGGGCATTTTGATTGTTGCTGTTCCTATACGTAATACCAATGCTGGCGCATTAAATGATTCCAAAAAAATCAACGGAATAAAGTGATAATCAGGGTCTGCGGGGTTTGAGTTGTCAAGGATGGCAAACCGCATGTCATCAACTTCTTCTGGTAATTGATTTAGGTCATAATAGGTATTGTCTAAGGTTAGTATTTGCATAGTTGTATGTTACAGTATTGTGATCAAAAAGTCAAGCGATTTTTAATTGTGTTTGAATCTCTTGATATATGCATTTGGCTAATTCTTGTTGAGTGCCTCGATCGGTGTGATAGCATTTTGGATATTGATGATTGGTTTTGGTTGCAAAGTCATACGCAATCTTGGCAAAATTTTGTCTTAAGAATGGAATTGAAACAATTTTATTTTGTAATATTTTTATTTGCCAATATTCATATAACCAATTGTCTGTTTCTATTTTAAAATTGCGATCATATAAAAAATTTATGTACATTTTAACTGCTTGTCGTTGCTGTTTGCTGATTTTGAGATAAGGATCCATGAGTTCAATTTCTTCAGGGTCGTCAGTTAATGACCCCAGCAGTGACGAAAAAAACGGTGCGTCAATTCCACCCACATATGGACTATTATAACTAGATTCGTCTTTGAAAGGGTAAACAAAATTCTGTAATCCCAGGGCAGGAATAAAGGATTTGTTGTTAACGGGTATTTCAATTCTTCCAGGATCGGTCTGACCATGTACAATTACGTTGGCTTGTAATCGAATTGCTTCTTTTATTTGAAAACAAATAGCCACAGTTCCTGTGCCGCCTTGGGCAAGATTTATAACGGTGTATCCATATTCGTCCTCTAAAATTTGACTAAAGTGATCTCTTTCATAGTTGTGTGAAGAACAAAAACTATCACCACATACAACTATTTTCATGCTATTTTCATCCATTCTAGTTTTTCTGCTGAAAAAGGATAGTTGGCTTCCCGGTAGAATTGTTTGCGTTTGGTCAAGTGTCTTTTTGCAAACTTGCAGGTTGAAGTGATGTCCCAAATTTGCACATGATCTTTGTCTTCTGCTTTTCGGATGCCTCTACCAATCGACTGGATAACCCTAACAAAGCTCTTGCCAGGTTCAATAAGAACCAAGTTAAAGATTCGCGGTATGTTAATTCCAACTGCCGCCACACCGTAAGTGGCCACAATGATTTTGTCTGTTGAGTCTGCAATTTGATCATATTCTTCCTGCCTTTTTGTTCCTTTTGTTGCACCCGATACAAACACTGCTTTGTCTCCCAGTCGTGCAACCAATTCATTGCCAGCGGCAACTCTGTCTACCAGTACCAGGGTGTTGCCTGTTTCATTTACCCGGCGTATGAGGTCGGCCATGGTGTCCAGACGGCCCGACTCTTCCAACAAGTACTTGAGTTCACTTTGATACTCTTTGTACTCCACATGGTCTACCAACTGCACAATGTTCACATGACAGTTGGCTAGCACACCTTGTTGTTGCAGTTCGTTGGCACTGAGGCGTCCCACTACTGGACCTAGTCCAACTAACAGTGCTTGGCTTTCAAACTTTTCTTTGGGGATAGTTCCGGTCAATCCCCAGCGAATTGGCACTCTTGACATCACGCCTGTCAACAAGGTCTTGAGTGCATCAGCTTTGGCCATGTGTACTTCGTCTACAATAACACATACCACACCTTCCAAGAACTCGTCAATGGTCACTTCACCTGTGCCTGCCTTGGTATTCTTTAACAAGATGTTCAAACTTTGCCAAGTGCAAATAGT